CCAGTGCCAGCCGAGTCGGTCTGAAGCAACTGCCGAGCAGTGCCGTTCCCAAGTTTGGAAACCGCGATCTCTGCATTGCTCGCAACGTTGGCGTCTGCGATCAAAGACCAATCCAGTACGCCGGAGCCGTTCGTATACAGAAGCTGACCGCTGCTGCCGTCTGCGGCAGGCAACGTCCAGACCACGTTTGTAGCAACAGTGGTGGGTGACTTAAAGCCTACGTAGTTAGAGCCGTCCGCGTCATCGAACCTAACCTCGGCGGCAAAGTTCGCGTTCTGCGTGGCATCGAGAATGAGGGCAGCAACACCGCCAGTGCTGATGCCAAGAGTGTCCGCACCCGGACGATAGAAGCCGGTGTTGGTGTCGTTGGTAAAGTACCAACCTGGGGCAGACTCCGTACCGTCTGCCATGCTGGAGCTGCCACCGGCACCCGTGGTCCAACTCAGCGTGCCCGTGCCGTTCGTTGACAGTACCTGTCCAGTCGATCCGTCGGCGGCAGGGAAGGTGTAGGTGACGCCGTTAAGCGAAACCGTCGAGTCAAACGTTGCAGCGCCAGTGACGTCGAGCGTTCCCGGCACATCTACGTTGCTCGTCCATTCCACACCCGTACCTGCAGCGTCGGTCTGCAGAAGCTGACGGGCAGAGCCGTCTTGCAGCTTGCTTACAGGAAGCTCAGAGATCGTTGTGGCAATGCTAGCGCCTGACGTTAGGTCGCTTGATACGGACCCCGTCACATCGCCGGTCAGTGCGAACGTGCGCGAACTGCTAAGGGCAGTTGCCGTGCTTGCGTTACCCGTCAGTGCTGCCGTGATCGTGCCTGCGCTGAAGTTGCCGGAGCCATCACGTGCAACGATTGCAGATGTAGTGTTCGCGCTGTCTGCAGTCGTCGCTGAGTTGGCGACCTTACCTGCGCTGCTGATCGTTGCAAGGTTGCTGTCGGCAAGAGCAGAAGCCAGCGTCAATGCACCGGTGCTGTTGGCAATCGTAACCGCAAGCGTGCCGTCGTTCGCTGACACTGTGCTGGTCTCGACGTCCGTGGCGTTAACCACATCGTCCTTGAGCAGCACTGAGTCAATCGTGACACCTGTGCCTGCGGTCGTCTCAGCAATCGTGTCTACCGTGAGCGTGTCACCCGCAGACATGATAAGGTTCGTACCGCCCGAGGTGTTGCCGTTAACAAGAATCTCGGCAAGCGTATCTACAGTCCCAACCTGCGAATCCACATACGCCTTGATGCTCTGCTGAGTGGCAAGCGCCGTGGCAGAGTCTGACGCCATGTTGTCTTCGTCGAGGATGTTCGTGACCGTCGTAGCGCCTGTGCCCTTGAGCGAGGCAAACGTCACGAGACCCGTCGAGGTCAAGGCCCCAACGGTTACCGTACCCGCAGAGAAGTTGCCAGATGCATCACGCAAAACAATCGTGCTTGCCGTGTTGTCTGAACGCTCAACGATGTGTGGTCCACTAAACTCCACGAACAGCACACCGTTGTTCGAGTTGTCGCGAATCACATACGCGGCAGTCTGATAGTTGCCCGACGTTGGCTTTGTGTTCTGGAACCAGCTGGTAATCGTGCCGGGACCAGCAGCGTTGGACGGGTAGAGGATATCGCCAGTGCTAAAAGCAGAGGTGTCTACGTCCTCAATGAACCCAGTGTTGATTGCAAAGCTGCGCTCGCCATTGCTCACATCTTCACTGGCAATCGCGAAGCAGACATCTCCGGAAACCGTCGCGGGTCCAAGCGTCGGAAGGTTTTGCCCGTTGTTCCAGCCGGTGAGCTTTAGAACGTCGCCTTTAACAATTGCGCCATCTGCAATAAAGGAGACGTCAACCGCGTCATTGCCGACCTCGTTCCAACGAGTTCCATCGTCATACCACAGCTTGTATTCGCCAGCATCAGCCGTAATCCACTTGCGTCCAGCCACACCTGCGACGGGCCGAGAGGCCAGTGTCGATGACTGTACGTGGATACCCGGATCGCTGTCGTGACTGTTGTACGACGAACGCAGCGTATTGTCGTTACCGCGCACGGTGTTCGCGTCAATCGGCGACGTACCGTTGACGGGACTTGTGAAGGTAGCAACCGAATGTTGAGCAACCGTTGTTGCCATAATCAACGTCTCCCTAAAGCAAACGCATCGAGCTGAAAGCTGCTAACAACAGGTAGCGCAGCACCGCTGTCGATAAAGCTAACATCGACATAATAGCCGTTACCACCCATTGGGATTCTGTAAGATTGCACGCCGACACCACCCCACGTGCCGGTCCCCCACTCTGTTCCGATGCCGCCCCACGTTTGGTCGTAAGACGGCGGCAGGGAGAAGGAACCGAAGGACGAACCAGTCGTCCACTCAATACGTGCCTGATCGGAGCCACGTAGTGAAACCTGGGCGTAACCCCAGCGCAAAGCCTTTGCTAGTGCTGAGTCCCCGCAGTATAAGCGGTGGAACTGTGCTGTCATTGTGTAACGCTCACCACCCGTCCCGTTGGCTTCTACGTTGTCCAAGAATACGGATGGTGCATCTGCAAGTGATACCCAGCCAGAAGAATCGCCACGCAACACCACTGGGAGCCCATTCGCGTCCAACGTCTCCCAAAGAGCGGTTGTTTCTGGAGAGATCCAGCCAGTGTCCCACGGTCCCGTCCATGACCCAAGGATCGTGTTGTACACATATACGCCGTACTGCGGGATCGTAATCCAAAGCTCGCGTGTCGCTCGGTTGAGCACAGCGCGGATGTCATCGAAGTCTGCAGCGGTAATGCTTCGGATGATTGGCAGTAGCGGATCCGGCTTGTCCGGCGTGGATACTGGCGAGACCTCGTTCTCATTACAGATGTAGAGACCACGCTCGGACACGAAGTACGCAACGTTGCCAACCGCAGTAATGCTTCCCGGTGCAATTGTTCCAACGTCTGACGTTACGCCAGCAGGTGCAACGGTAATGTCGTCCTGACCGTATCCGGTGAGGCGAGAGATACCGCGCTTGTGGAAGATCAGCAGGCTTGTGTTGATGCTTGCGAGACCTACAACAACCTCGTCAGCAAACGTGCGGATGATGATCTCACCACCGCCAGAAGATCCGTTGCCCAGCGTGTCGCCGTTGTTGAGGTCTGAGTAGAAAATGCTGTCGGGATTCGTTGTGCAACCACACGACCAAAGCCGTTCGTTGTGTACGACGATCATCTTGGCACCGATGGTGCCGGAGATGTCGGTTGTCAGAGTCGTGCCATCCCACTTGTTGAGCAGGCCACCATCACCGATGTATACGACGTCGTCCCCAGACCCGTCCCTAAACTGCGCGAACGTGGGCACAACGGACGAGGACAGAGAGCCGGTCTCCTGCGTCCATGTCCAAGGGAACGACCCATACGCAGCGGTGAACAGTGCTCCATTGCAGACAGCCAAGATTTCGTTGGCTCCATCATCCTCACGCCACGTGTACCCATTGAGTACGGGGCTACCACTGGAGAGAGCTGATGTGCTGGTTCTCTGCAAACCTCCACGCTTGGTAACTGCGCCAAACTCCGTAAGGCGACAGTTGTCTGCCCTACGGAGCTGGTTCACCTGAAGCGCGGACTCTGCTGAAATTGAGTTGAGCCCACCATCCATGCTTGGTTGCTGATCTGGTAGCTTTTCTCTCATCAGCCGCCTGCCCAATCCCACTTGAGGTCGGGGTATGCCATGCGCGTCGGGTTGATCGTGCGACGGCGGATGTCATCCAACAAGCTCTCGCGCTCAACCGCAGCCAATGCTCGGAGGTCGTTTGCGGCTGAGGTTTCAGCGCCACCCTTCAAGAGCAATTGTGCTGCAGCTTCCCACACAACAATCAAGTGTGCGTTGCTCGGGAAGTCAGGTACGGATGAATTGTCCAACAAGTCCAGGATGCTTGTCGGCTTGTAGTTGACGTAGATGTAAAGACTCAGGCTGCTCGAAATCGGCAGGATCTGCGCGTTGTCCCCAGCGATGTAGTACAATCGTGGGTAAGTCGGCAGATAGTTTGTCGTTGCAGCAAGCGGTACGTCTTGGAAGCGCGTCTGCTCGTAAAGCACGTTG